TCTTTTTTGTTAAAGACTGACCTGCTATTGGTGCATCAAACATTTATCTACCTTCTTTCCACTTAGTAAAAGCAGTGTAAACCTCGTCTCTATCTGCTTTTGTTAAACCTACCCATTTACCTACTATAGAATCTACTATCTCTTCTTTACCTGTTAAATTTTTAGTTATATCACCAAGATACCAGTCCATCATTTTATCTTGAGTTTTTTTATTAAATAAAACTGTTTTCTTTTCTTTTTCAGTAAACATTTTAGATCTGTTTAGTATATCACGAATAGTTTCACCTGTAAACTGAAAAGATCCTACAGGTGTAGCAACTCGACCTATATTTTCTTTTACTGCTTGTGCATATGGACCATTAAAGTCAGTAAAGTTAAGCACGGCATTAATTGTCATTTGAGATACTTTTACATCTTTAAAATCTTTTTTTACATTATTAAAAATAGAATCATAAGGTTCAGGATTTTGCGCTTTAAAATTTTCAAACTCATTCATTAAAGGAGAAAAAGCATGCATTTTAAATCTGTCTGTTCTAGGTCTATTTATGGGAGCTTTTTTATCGTAATCTTCTCCTTCAGCCATTAAAGTTGCTGATACTGCAATATCTAAATTTTTTTTACGATCAGAAGGAAAAGATTCTGGTATTTCTTTTGGTATCCCTTTATATTTTTTATTTTTTGATGCAGTCAAAGCATTAACTATATTCATTACAAAATTAAACGACTGGTCTGCTTTAGCTCCTATGCCTTGCTCTCCTTTAAAAAAAGACATTCTATTGTTTTTATCTCTTATACTATCAGGGCGAGAAGAAGGCATATCTGCTCTTTGCATTAGTCCTTTATAATCTACTGAAGTAGTATCTTCATCAAGTATATTATTATCCTCTATTAGTTTTTTAATATTATATTCAGTCA